TCGTTGATTGCGTGTCCCCGGTACGTTGATAACACAATCGCAGTCATGGCATCAACCTCGCTAACTCCTCCAGCATCGACTCCGCATTTTCCACCCCGCTCAGGTGCAGCCCGCCGTAGATATAGATCGTCCGCCGGTTGTCTGTCGACATTCGCCCGATCCGGCTGCATGCCAATTGCCCGGTGGGTGTAATTTCTGGTATCGTCATCGAGCTGGCGATCTCGCTCATATAATCCGGCAGCTTGAATCCCTTTATCGCGCTCCTCATCCCTTCCCGGAAACCATCTGCGATTCCCTGTGCCATTGGCCGCCCGATTTCATCCGCCATCAATTCGGAGGGCGATTTTATCCCAAAGAATCCCTTGAAGGCTTTCAGCGCCGCCGCTGCGATCTTTAGCAGCGCGTTCCTGAGCCAGTTGCCCGCCTTCTCCAGCCCGGCGATAATCCCCAGGATAATGTCCTCACCGACCTTCGCCCAGTCGGTCTCCGTGAAAAACGCCAGCATCTTATTCGCTAACTCTTTCAGCGTCTTCTTGATCCATTCCCAGGCTTTACTGAGCGTCTTTTTAATATCTTCCCATATTAGATCCCACGCCTTCCTCAAATCCTGCCCGAATCCTTCCCAATCTCCCTGAAATGCCTTTTTGAATGCGCTAAAGATATTCTTTATAATATCCAGCGCCAGCCTGACCCGCTCCTTGATAAAGTCCCAGGCCGCCTGAGCTGCCGCCTTGATCGCCTCTCCGTGATCGTCCCAAAACTTCTTGATCGCCCCTAATACGGTTGAAACGACCACCTTGATCACGTTGATCACGGTGGTGATCGTCGTCTTGATCGTATTCCAGGCCAATTGTACCGCCGCGATGATCGCCGCCCCGTTTTCATCCCACCACGCCTTGATCCCGGCTATAAATGCCTCGATATACGGCTTCAAGAAGTCGATCACTTCCTGCGTCTTCTCGCGTATCCCGCCCCAATTGCCCGCCCAGGCTGCCCCCAGCAGCCCGGCCAGCGCAATGATCAACCCGACCGGATTTGCCAGTGCCGCAATCGCCCCCACAATGCCTAAAATCGCCGCCACGATCCCCGCTGCCGCCAGCGCCGCACCGATCCCGATCAGCGCCCCCTTGATTTCTTCGGCGTGCTCTCTCACGAACGGCAACAGCGTGTTGTTAATAAAATCGCTGAAAGCACCCGCTAAACTTACCACTTTTTCTATAAGATCTCTGGGAATAAAATTGGCTAACGCCTCCCTAAACTCAATCGATGCTGGCCCCGATTCTAATAATACTTTGATTAACCATCCAAATTTAGCACCAAATTTAGCTATCCCGTCTGTGAATTTCTTTAGACCCGCCTGTATTTCTGGGCTGGCCAGCCATTTAGTTAACGCTTCGCTTATATCCCCAATAATTACAAACACTTTTTCTGCTATGGGTAAAAATGCTGTCCCTATACTGACTTTTAGATCTTTCCACCGCGCTGCCTGAATCCGTTGTGCATTAGCTAACCCGGTGGATGTTCTGGCAAAATCGCCCTGAGCGTCTGTTGTCTGTTCTAGAATAACATTATATGCAGCTAATACCTTTTGTTGAGGTGTTAACGCTTCTTTTGTAGTAGAAATCAATCCCATCTCCAGCGCTTTTTCCTTTAGAGTAGCATCGTTTAGTAAAACTCCAAACGCGCGAATGGGCTCCGCTTCGCCCCTTAATGCAGATCCCAGCGCATCTATCGCCTCCTGTGGAGTGGTATTAGAAAATGATGCCATATCACTCGCTAGTCCGGTTAGATCAATCGAAAAATCTGACAAATCTTTTCCGGTTAGCCCCGCTGCTTTCCCAAATACCGCAAAACTAGCCGCCGCGTTTAATGCCTCTTGCTGTGATTGTCCTAATTTGTTCGCCGCCGTTTTAGAGAATTCTATTACCGCTTTAGCAGAATCACCTAAAACAACATTCACCTTATTCATCGTTTCTTCCAAATCAGATGCGGCTGGAATAATGTTACCTAACATTCTCGCGATGCCAACCGCCGCACCCGCCGCCGCCACCCCGATCCCGGCCAGCCCAATTGCCACTCCCTTTAACACCTTCGTTCCCAGCGCTTTGAAGTCCGCCCCCACACTTTTTAGGGTCCCGGTTAGCCGTCCCAGCGCCCCTTTCAGCCGGTCGGTTGCGCTTACCGCCTGGTTCTCCTCCTTCTCGAGCTGGTCCGCCCCCGCCGCCGCGTCGCGCTCCTCCTGCTCCATCCCGGCCAGCGCCGTCTCGGTCTGCCCAAGCTCGAGTTGCAGCTTGTTTAGCGTCTCGTTCTCTTTGTTGAGCTTGATTTCCAGCTCTTGCGCCGCCCGGCTGTTCGCCCCCTTCTCCGCCGCCACGCGTTTGTATTCCGACTCCAGCGCCATCACCTTTTGACGCTGGAGGTCGATCTCGCTGTTCAGTGCCTTGATGCGCGCCTCCAGCCCCGTTGCGCTTTTAGCCCAATTGTCCAGCCCGGCAGCCGTGGCCCGGAATCCAGATTCTACGACCCGGATCTCCCGGTTTAGCGCCGCGATTCCAGCCTTAAAATCGGTTACATCCAGCCCGACTTTCCCGGTTAGTGGATTATCTGTCATAGCCAGTTTACCTCGTCCGCATACATCAGCCTGCCATCCTTCTCGCCGTTCGCAGCCGCGGTCAATCGAAACACGAACGGCAGCAGGCTTTCGATGTCCGTCTCATCCAGGTCGTGCAGAGACCACCCAAACCGGCTGACGATGGCGATCTCCAGATCGATCAGCCAGTCGATCCCGGCTCCATCTTCTTGCCCTGCCCCGGCTGGCGCCGCATCTGGCGGCGTCAGCCGGTTGTAGGGTTTTCAGCCGGAGTTATCGCGCTGGCTTTGGCGACAATCGCTTGCAGAACCGTTAGCAGCTCGGCAACGTCCGCGCCGTCCTCGAGGGCTTCCAGGTCGAAGGCATTACCGTAGAAATCCACCACGAGCTGCGCCAGGCTGTCCAGGTCATCCTCTGTCAGGTCTGTTTCGTTCAGCGTCTTGGACAGCCGGACGGCGCGCTTAAGAATCTTCCACGGCACCACCGCCCGGCTGTATTCTGCGATCACATCGTCGTCAGGCCCGTAAAGCGTGAGCTCGATCGGTGCTCCATGTGGCATGTCGCTCCACCTTTATACAGTCGTGAAGTTGACCGCTCCAGACAGGTGCTGGCCGTAAATGTCGGTCACGTTGTAGGCGATGACATATACGGTAGTTCCGGTCAGGCTGGAAGTCGGGTCGATCGTGATGATCTTCTTCGTGGCATCGATAGTGATCGTGCTGGCCACAACTGTATAAGACGTGCTGAGCAGAAGGGAGACATTGTAAACCGCATCCGCGTTCAGCGCGTTGTTGAAGGTCAGCGTCTGGTTAGCCGTGATTGAGATTCCCGTAGCATTATCGGTTGGCACGCTCGATGACAGCGCCAGGGCGCTCGGTGCGGCTGCCACAGGCGTCTGCACCTGCGAGAACCAGCTCGTCGCGCTGAAATTGGTCGTGTCCGTGTCGCCCATCACCCGCTTGACGTTATCGTTGATCGACCCCAGGTCGAACTCATACACCGTCGGGATGGCTGAGTAGACCAGCTCCATCACCTTGGGCTCCGGCGTCTCGCCCTTGGTGGCCGTGTCTTCCTTCGGCATGTCGAAGCGCCCCTTTAGGTACTGGTAGTACCGGTAGGACCCGTTCGACTTCAAGGAGCGGAAGCTGAGCGCGAAATAGGGCGCCACAGCCGCCGGGTTGTCGAACATCCGCCCGGAGACGGAGTCGAACACCCTGCCCGATATCTTGGCCAGCATCTCCATCGGCAGCCCGGTCACCGTGATCGTGATCGCCGTCTCGCCCTCCGACACCATGACGTCATACACCTGGTCGTCGGCATACTGCGTTTCGGCGTTGGTCGTCGGCTCCTGGCTCGCCTCCGCAGCCGGGGCAAAATACTCCGGCGTGTCGGCCACGTACCCCGACGCGTCGTCTTGCGTCACCTCGGCGATGTACAGACTATCCAGGCCGATGCGACTCTTATATTCACCTGCATTTACACTGAGTGGCATGTTAGTTTCCCTTTCTTTACTCTTGGTTTAGATACAAATATTCCAACGCCAGGCCGAAATGCCTGGTCTGTGGGTTATAGGGCAGCTCGCTTTGCGGTCCTCGCGTGAATCCCGCCGCGACCATCGCCCCATCTACATCCGGCAGGCTTGCCAGCCCCGCCCGGTTATAGGCTGATACTTGCATCCGGTACGTGCGCAGCGTTTCGGCGTTATCGGCGTGCAGGCTTGGCGGTGCTGATACCAGGAAATACACCAGGTACAGGTCCGGCAGCGCCTCGCCCGTCTCCGAGATCATCACATTGGCTGCAATTGGCACGCCCAGGCCCGCCAGCGCCGCCGCCGTCACCTCCCAAATGCTCATCTATAACACCTCCTCTGCCTCAAAAATATCCCGCATCGCCCTGCGCGCCTTGCCCATGTCGCTGTCCAGCGCTGGTCGCACGTAAGGCTGCGCCGCCATGCTCGAAGTGCCGTACTCCTGGGCGTTGCCGTAGCGCGCCGTGTCCGGGTCCACGCCCCTCACCAGCCCGACTTCCACATAGTGTAAATTGCCGTTCTGGTGCGGCCCGTCAACCTTCAAATGGCTTTCCAGGTTGCGCGTGTCCTTGGGCACCCGCCGTTTCATCCCGTCCAGCAGCACCTCCCCGCCCGCCCCCACCGCCCGCCCGGTGATAGCGTCAATGTTCCGCCCGGCCTGCATGATCTTCTCCAGGTAAGCATCAAATCCCTTTAAGTCCAGCTTAACTCTGACTACCATAACTCACCTCGTAAATTCGTCCCATTCGCGTCAATTCGCGAAATTCGCGGATCATCCCGGCCTCCACCGCTTGACCTTGATCTCCAAATATTCGCCGCGCTCCCCAATATTATCAATCGAGATAATCTCGAATAGATCCGTCCCCTTTTGTATCACACAGGTCGTATCCAGCCCGCTCCGGTAGCGCCTTAAAACTGTCGCCGGGCTCTCCGCCTGCATCGACGCCGCCTCCCACGTCTCGATCCCGTGCAAATTGATCCATTTGACCTTAACCGTGTCGATCTCTACCAGGCTTTCTACCTGGAACCCGCCCGCGTTGACCGTCACCGACCGTGACATAAAGGTCACTTCTGTCCTCAGCTCGCCCGGGTTGGTTACTTTCGATCCGATGATCATCACATCGACTCCGCAGGCACCAGGTATGCCCTGAACCACTTATCCTCCAGGTCGCTCCCGGAGGTCTGCCGGATATAGCCGTCCTCCGAGATCACGCTCTCGAAGCTGGCCGACTGGTCTCCGCTCACGCCCACAACGCCCGTCACGCTGCCAACCGTCATGCCTTCCACCGCAACCGGCAGATAAATA